CGTCAGCCCATCGGCAGCCTTGACGCCGATCGTATGGCCGCCGCCACTGCCGTTGAGATCCATGCGATCGTAGACAGCGGCGCTAACGCCCGCGGTCGGCCAGATGATCTGGTCGTCATCGTCGAATGCGATGTCGCCATAGGGAGTCAGGGCCAAGCCATTCGCGTCGGAGCCGATCTTGAGCGCCGAGGTGTAGTACCCGGCCCCTGAATTCGCCTCGAACACCAGGTCCTCGGTGTCCTCGTAGACGCCCCACCGGAACCCGCCGCGCGTCGCGCCGCTCGGCTTGTCCGGCAGGCCAGCCGCAAAAAAGGTGTTCGGGCCGGCGATCCAGTGGAAGTTGCTGCGCCCGCTGTCTGCGGTGCGAGATGGATTGAAGTCATCGTCGTAGTCGAGCCAATCGGTCTCTGGTGGCAGCATGACAGCGCTGCCCGAGGCCGTGCCGCCCCTGTAGCTGCCACGGCTTGGGAGCTCGGTGTACGTCGGCTCGCCCTCGTTCTGCGCAAACGACGTCTCGATCCGCGCGACGACTGGGCTGTCTGCATCGTATCGGGTACTGGAGCGCTTGGTCGGCGCGCCACGACCCTGGCGCCAGTCTACATCCGCGCCGGCGCTGAGCTTCTGCGGGCGCAATAACAGGCTGGGTAGCGCCAGGTCCTGCTGGATCGCATAGTGCCGCCGGTGCCTTTCGCCGCTGTCGCGCTGGCGGGTGCGCCGTGCTTCGTTGCGGCGGCGCGCATCATAATATCGCTGCGCTTCAGGGAGCAGCCCTTCTGGCGGCGTAAACATGATGCCCGGGCCCTCGCCTGGAGGCTGGTAGGGCAACTGCCCCGGACCGGACGTCAGCCGCGCCTTGGGCGAGTCAAGGTATCGGTCGATCGTGCTCACGAGCAGTGCACTGTATGCTGCCGGGTCGATCGGGTAGACCGGCCCAGGTAATGGCACCGGAGGCTGCGGTAGCTGCGGCGGAAGTATCGGCCCGGGCACGGGGCCTCCTGTTGGGCGCGGGCCGAACACTGGCTCTGGCGCTGGCCTACGCTCTCCCGTGGGGATACGCTCTGGCCTGCCGGTCGTGCCCGGGTCACCCTCCTCTGGGTCCTGTCCTCCCCCGGTCAGATCGTCATCGTCGTCATCCGCCAGATAGAGCGGGGTCTCGCCCTGCCACTCCCACACGCCCTGCTTGGTCTGCCCCAGGAAATTGTGACCGCCTAACGTATTGCGCAGCAGATGCACGCGGCTGGTGTGCGGGTGCGCTGGCGGGTTTTGGTAGGTGCGCCCCTGGAAGTTGAGCGGGTAGTCGCCGCCCTTGCCTAAGAACAAGGCATCGGTCGCCAGGTGCAACGCATTGATCGGCTCACTGTCCAGGCTGACAGCGATCTGGTGCGGGTCCTGGTCGCTGCCGAGATGGAACGGCCCGCCGAGGTCTTTCGATGCGGCCGCCATCCCACCTGCGCGAAAGGTGCCGACCTGTCGCAGCTGAGAACCCGTTCCAGCCACTGACATCCCACCGTACACCAGACCGCGCCCCGGATGGCCGCCCTGCCCGGTAGTGCCGAGCTGCCACGCCAGCGCCGGCGTTCCCTCGCTGAGCGGTCGCAAGCCATCGGCTGGCCGCACGACGCGCATCATGCTCTGCAGGTGCGCCTGGCGCTCAGGATCGACTCGGTCCTCGTCGTCGAGGTCGCTGACGAGCGTGCCCATGTCGGGGTTGCCGGCGGCGTTGACCGCGTAGAGTTGGCCGGATGCCGGCAGGTACAGCGGCTGCGCTTCCTCGTGATCGGTGCCGCTGACGATGATGCCTGGCGCATCCTTCGGGACGGCCTTCATGCCGGCCGGCAAGGCCGCCTCGAGCGTGGCGAACTCGGTCTCCGGCTCCCAGTCGCGGTTCTTCGCCGGCCGGAAGTTGTAGCGGCCCTCGGTGTCGCTCTCGCTGTCGCCGAGTGCCGGCCAGGCGTGCGACCATCCGCTGATCCTACGGGTGTCCTTCTGCCAGAGCGTCGGCCCGAGGATGTCGCCCTGGCTGTCGGGCTCGATCTCGTAGCGGCCTTTGTCGTCTCGGCCGGAAACCTGCACCGCATACGTGATGTATCGGTTCTGATAGTTCTTGTCGGTGTCGTGTCGCAGCGGTTGATACCCAGCCACGGTCAGGTCGGCTACTCTCATCGCTGCACCGCCCTTGTTACGAGGTCGCGCACGCTCTGCGGCAGGAACATGGTGAAGTCGACAGGCGCCAGGTTTTCCGCGAACACCAGCGTCGTGTAGCCGGCGCCATCCGGCGTCACCGTGTGCTCGATCGAGTCGAGGAACCCGCGCGGCTGGAAACCGTCCGTGAGCCCGATCGTGTGGGCGCCCTCTGGCTTGTCGATGTATCGCGCCCAGATCGTGGCGGCGATGCCCTTCGCGATCGCAACGAGGCCCTCCTGATTCGTCGGCGCCTCGAGCGATGCCTTGGGCCCATCGGTCTTCGGGTCGAAGACGAGATCGTAGGCACTGGCCCGGTCGTCCTGCCACGCGAATCGGGCCGTGTCGATGTTTGGCGCCACAATGTAGCGCATGCGTGGGCCTCTGGCATTGTCGATCTTGCGGCCGAGCACCTGCCCTACGTCCTCCGGCTTGACGATCACCGAGTACAGCGCGCGCTCGTCGTTCGGGTACGCTGGCGCGGCCGTCAGGACGATGGCGAGCTTATGGGAGCCCGCCATCTTCGTGCTGTCCTCGAACAGCGTGGCGGCTTCTGTCGGGTCGGCGCTCGCGATGTTCTGCATCTGGCTCGGGTATATCTTCGCGAACTGGCCGGTCTTGTCGATCTGGTAGTCCACCCGCAGAATGCCTTGATCTGGATCCAGGACAGACAGGATCACGGGTGCCTGCTTGGCCGACGCCAGCGAGTCGGCGTATCCGCTGACGTTCCAAATGAAATTCTGTTTCGCGGCGTCGTCTTCCTCCGCGAAGATCGTTCGCATGTAGGGCGCCAGGGCGTAGTCTGCATAGACCGCCGCCGGCGCTCGCGTGCCGGTCTCCACGTCGAGAATGGCGACGCGGTAAGGCCGGACGCTGAGCAGCATGTCCATCAGCTTGCGGTTGATGCGGTACGTCTGGCGGTAGTGCTGCCACACCGTGTTGATGATCGCGATGCGCTGCGGGTCCGGCTCGCCGCTGCCGAAGGCGTACACATTGAGCGCCGCCGGGATGTTCCAGACCTCCTGCACGAGCTCGTGGGTAAGCTCTCCGAATCCCTCCGGCGCTGGGTAGTTTGACGGCAGTGCATCGAACAGGTCGTCGAAGGTAATCCATTGCCCCTCGACTACCGTCTCGCCGCCGACAAGCGTCAGCGTCGGCACCGGGCACGGCAGCACATTGATCAGGCTGAGCGATGGCGCTGACAGAGTGCCGCGTAGCTCTGTGCTGCGGCTGCTCGTGTCGGCGCCCTCCTTGCTGTCCAGTCGCAGCTCATACTCCGGCTGGAACATCACCTCAATGTCCTGCGGCCGCACATTGTTGAAGCTCACGAATGCGGCGGCGTTCGTGCCGCTGACGTGCGTGTCGAGCTGGGCGAAGACTTCCTCGTCGTAGCGGTCGAATCGGTCGGCGACCACGAGATTGAGGCCGTCAGCGTACATCTTCGCGCCGGGCAATCGCGAGAGCGCCTGCAGCAGCACGTCGTCGCCGTCTCCTCGCAGCGGCAGAGACTGCACCAGCAGATCATCATAGCGCGCTGGCAGTGCCACGGTGGCCTTGATGTCGTAGGGCAGCTGGCGCACGACACGCTGCAAGGCGTCAAGCATCATGGCGCGCGCGAGCCACTCTTTGTTGTTGTTCAGGCTGCCTTGCTCGAAGTCGATGTCGTCGGCGATCGGACGCGTCTCGAGCGGAGCGCTCTCCTGCAGGCGGCGCCGTTTACCGCTGCGCCGCGGCATGTTGTATCGCCGGCTGATGCTGGCGTAGGGGAGCCAGCAGCGCACGTCGGCGATGATCAATGCCTCGAGGTAGGCTTCGGTGCTGTCGGTGTCGCGCAGATAGAACAGGCCGTTGATCCTGATGCTGCCCAGCTCGAGCGTGATCGGGCCGTCCTTGGCCGCGGCGCGAATGGCCGCTGCGCCGCCTGGATCCACTTGGATCACCTTCGTGGTCGGGTTGACGCCCGGCTTGTGTGTCCAGCTGATGTCTTCGTAGGCCGGCAGGTCTACGCCAGCGAGCCGAACGACTGTCATGATTCGTAGCCCGTTGTGCGGATCTCGGTTGATGGGATGCCCTCGTCGCGGCTCTGCGATGGCGCTGATGATCCCTGCCGGTTCGGCGCCTTGTACAACAGCTCTGTGCTGACGATGGTCTGGTCGGTGACATCGAAGCTGTAGCCCGGCTGCCCCAGTCGGCGATCCTGCGTGATGATGATGTGGTCGCCGAACGGGATCCGCAGGTACCCGTCGCTCGAGGCCTGACCTTGCGTCGTGATGTCGTTCGCTGCCTTCGGATTGCCCGACTTCGCAAAGTCGCCGCTGGTGAAGTAGACCGGCGAGATCCCGAAGGTGAGCCGCTTGCCCAACCCGAACGCGCCGAGCCGCTTGCCCAGGTCGGTCTGGGCGGCTGCAAATGGGTCGATCAGATTGACGCCACGCTGCGAATTCGGGTCGCCTGACCCGCTTGTCGTCTTGCGCTTGCGGATCGTCTGCGTCGTGGTGCGTAGGCGGGTCGACGGGCCCTGGAAGATGAGCGCGGTATCAGGATCCGACGCATGCATCGGCAGGCGTACCGTGCCTAGCGTGTGCCGGTCCTCGACGACGATCTGCGCGCCGATGATGCCGATGCTCTCCGATGCGGCCAGGATCGTATGCACCACAGAGAACTTGTTCAGCATCGGGTCAAAGCTGATGTCCTCGTCCACCAGCGCGTAGTCGTCGGTGTCGGTGACCTGCTTCCCCGCCTGGATCATGTGCTCCTTGATCGTGGAGTCGTAGAAGGCGCGCATCGCCTCACTGGCATCCTTGTACAACCAGGCATCCCAACGAATCTGCAGCTCCTGCAGTCGGACGATATCGCCCTCGGCGTGCGGGCTGTCGCCAGGCGCCGAGTTGCGATGGGAGATCGTTATCTGGGCCTTGCGAATGTCGTCATGGTCGGTGACGCCGTTCGGCAAGTCTTGCGGGAATGCCAGCTCCTCGAACACCGCCGAAAACTGCAGGATGCGGTTGTCGTAGTCGTAGCTCGCCTGGCGCTCACCTCTGTCCCATGTGCCCGTCAGCGCCGTCTTGACGGTGTTGGCCCAGTCGTCGAACTCGGCCGCCCACTTCGTGTAGGCGCTGTCGGCGCCGACGGCTGTCCATGTGCCAATGAGCGTGATCCGGCGTACCTCGCTGGGCAGGATCTCGATCTGCACCTCGCTACTCAGCCGGCCATCCTCAGCCGACAGCGCCGGCAGGTCGACCGTGATCAGCAGCGTGTAGCGCCGCAGGAGCCCGACGTTGGCTTCCTCGTCCTCCCAGCTGTATTGACAGCGGCTGTTCATTCCGGTGGCCGATCCGTGGTCCCAGCTGACGAGCGTCGAGCCGCCCTGGGTCCATGTGACGTCCTGGCGCCGCGTCGTGAGCACAGCGACGATCCCACTGTGCGCGGTCGACAGATCGGAGTGGCTGGAGGCCGCATACAGAAAGCTGAACTGCAGCAAGCCGGTGTGCGCTTCCCGGTCCTCGCGCCAGACGACGCGGCCGTCGATCGGGTAGCTCGAGGAGCCGCCCATCGTGAGGCCGCCGTATGCGATCTGGTCGAGGAGGGTGTAGCCGCTGCTCATTTCCCGACCGCCATCCCTACGAGTTCCTCGGCTGTGCGCACGCTGAAGATGCGGGCTCTCACGCGTCGATCGAACGCGTTTTGTCGCTCTTGCCGCCGCAGCAGCTCACTGATGCGATTGTCAATCACCTCGCTGCTCACATTGAGGCCGGCTGCCGCTGCCTGCCCGAACTCTGACTGTACCTGGCTGGCGACGCCCAACGTTCCGGCCGCGGTCTGCAGTTTGTCGGCGAGGCCTGTCACCGCCGCCCCCGCTCCTGCCACCAGTGGGTTGCCTGACTCCTCCATCTTGGTGCCAATGATCGGCGCCGCCACAGCAACAGATCCGATGATGGCCGCGGCGATCGCGGCTGTTCCAAGACCACCAACACCGCCCCCGCCACCCCCTCCACCAGCGGCCTGCCGAGATGCGCTGCTGACCCCCTTGTTGAGCGACTGTCCGACCCGATCGGCGGCCTGCTTGGTCTTCTCCAGGTCGCGCTTCATCTCCTCGGTGCCGCGCTTGGCGTCCGAGGTGTCGAACTTGATCTTGAACCGCACATCTTTGGCCATGTCACGTCACCGCGATCGTTACGGTTGCGGCTGCGCTGTAGTTGTCGCTCGTTCCGTCTCCGTCGTCATCATAACCAGCAAAGATGGCATAGCTCCACGTACCCGCCCCAGGATCGTCTGCGTGCGTCGTGGGCAGCGCGCTGGCGAGTGTTACACCAGTCCCCCCGGTCACGCTGGTCGGCGCTGTGGAGCCGCTTGCTCGCCTCAGTATGACCTCCTGCCGATCCCATCGATCCGGCGGCAGGATCCATGTCAGGGTCGCCTGGCCGCCGGTGTCATTGACGGCAGATATCCGAGGCACCGGGTGAAAGTACGGGTCGATCACGACATCGACGTCGAGCTGGTAAGCTCTGGCCGCCACGAAGCCAACCATCCCGCCCACGTCCTCGACCGCCAGCTGGCTCTTGCTGACCCCGGCCACTGCGATGCCTTGGGTGCCGTCGAGGTTGCGCAGGACGCTGAGCAGTTCGCGCTCGACCTCGAGGATTCCGCGGCCCTGACTGTTGCCGTCTCCGCTGGTTCGGCTCGATCCGACGACGGCCGACTCGCCGTACTGGTCCTGGGCGCCTCGAGCAGCGATGGCGATCTCGATGGTCTCCGTGCTGAGCTGCGGATCCTCGTCGTCGCTGCTGCCGTCCTGCACCTTGATCAGCGCGAACGGAAGCCGCAGTCCCATTGCCTGATCCGCGGATAGCCCGGTGGTGATGCGCACGCCGGACGAGCCGAACACGAGATCATTCGTGTTGTCGTCGTCCCAGTAGCGGCTCTGGAGCAGGTACTGCAGCTGCTTGACGGCCTGGCGCAGGTTCACGGCTGCCTCCCTCGCTGTGCGGCCACCTTGGCGGCGGCCAGCGTGAGGTGCAGCAGGTCGGCGGCCATCTCGTCGCCGCTCTCCGCCTGCAGCTCCGCGGCGTTGGCGATGGCTGAGAGATCGCCGAAGACGAGCGCGAACGCTTTGACGGTGGCCTCGGCCAGCTCGGATCGCTCCTCTGCTCTGAGGCGCTCACGTGCGCTCAGGAGGGCGACCTGTTCCATCTGGCTCAGCGCATCCCACTCCGACTTGGTGAGGCATATGGGCGCACGCACGAGCACGTCAGCGGCTACTCCGAGGTGCTCCTCGAGTCCCTCTCGGCTGTCCTCGCTCACGATGTTGTCGAGTAGTCGGCTGATCATGTCAGGTCCATGCTCCCTCTGTAGCCCCAGCGATAGCACACGCCGCTCGAGTCGGGCGTGGCGACGAAGACGACCGGGTACTCGAGCCGCTTCGGTGAGCGGCCGTGCATCAGCTCGGCCTGGGCATCCAGCTCGGGACACGCACGCGGGAGCCAGACGAACGGATGGCGCTCCAGGTCCAGCGGGCTGAACAGCAGCGAGATGTCAGCGATCGCCTGACCCGGGAGGTCGTTCCACAAGTCCTGCTCGTAGACCGTCTTCGTGTTGGCCGTCCTCGAGCCGAAGATCAGGCTGAGTGTGTCGCTGTCGGCCTCACGCAGTAGCGCCGACAGAACCCACGCCTCGCCGGTCTTGTAGGTCTGGACGGTCGTGCCGAACACCTGGTTGTAGCGGCGGTAGGTCGTGTAGAACGGCATGGCGACGATCTCTTTGACCGCGCCGAGCGCCGTCCCACCGTGCGGGTATGCGGCCGTCAGGTCTGTCGGAGCCTTGCAGAGCTGGCCCGGCACGCTGAGCAGGTTCGCGAGGTTCGGAGCGCTCACGATTCACCCCCGAAGTACTCGTTGAGCATGCGGCGAATGTTCTTCATCAGCCCTGGCGTCATGCCGACGAACGGCCGCGCCCGCACCTTCGCCTTGTGCGACCCCTTCTTCATCAGCTTGTTCAAGAATGCCCACTTGTCCGGCGACTGCCCGATCAGCTCGCCGAGCTTCGTCTGCCCGGTCTTTGTCAGCTCCTTCGTCACCTCTCCGCCCTCCTGCAGCAGCGGCGCATAGTGCAGGCTCGTCCCGACGGTGATGGTGTCGCCGGTCACAGAGAAGGAGATCGACTTGCGGAGGGCGCCGGTGTCGACCAGCGCGGGGCGCGACTCGAAGCGCCGCTGCTTGGGAGTCGATCCGGCATTGAGGTCGGCGATGATGCCGAGGGTGGATGGCTTGCCTCGAGGTACCCAGCCGGCGCCGCCGAACTTCTGCTGGCGGAATGCGACCTGGCTCGCACGCACGGCCTCGATCCCGATGGCCTTCAGGATCGGACGCAGGCTCCTGGCTCGCCGCGCGAAGATTTCGACCGCGTGCAGGTCGACCTCTGATTTCTTCGCCATGGCGAACTCCTACGCAACGTCGTCATCGAGCGCCCCTGACCGGCCATCGTACATGAACCGCCGCATCTTCAGCCGGTCGAAGTCGGGGCGCACTGTGCCGCTACCGTGCCGGTCCGATTCCCTCGAAGGCGACAGGCCGCTGGTGCTGACCGGCAGGATGCGGTCGTCGCCGCTGACGCTGCGGAAGCTCTCCAGGGCGCTGCGCCATCGCGCTTCCCACTCCTTCAGCGACTCGCCACTGCTGCGGCCACCGTACAGCAGCAGGTAGTAGACGACGCCCAGCCAGCCGACGGTGTGGTGCGTGCTGTCGGTCTCGTCGTAGGCGAGCCCAGTCACGCGCTGGAACTCGTTCTTGGCGTCGCTCGCCGCCTGGGCAAGCTTGGTGCTGTCGACGGTCGTCGCGCTCGTGTTGTCGAGCTGCGTCAGCTCGACAAGCTTCTGATTCGTGAACCGCGCTGCGATCTCGTCGGTGAGCGCCATTATCCAAGGTCTCCCGTCCAGTTGACGGTAGACCCGGTCGCGTGCGGCAGGTACTTCCCGAACGCACGCCAGATCCACTTCTGGATGATCGCCTCGATGGCGCTGTCCGTCGCCTGGAACGCGTCGCCGCGCAGAAACGGCGTCGACCCCTGCTCGACAAGCCAGAATGTGCCGCCATAGAAGACGTAGGGCTCGAGCCGGAAGTGGTCAACCAGCAGCGTGTTGGCGAGGCTGGTGACCTGGAAGTAGGCCGTCGTGGCGGTTGTCGACTGAAAATTCTTGTAGTAGTTATTGCTTCCGATCGGCAAAAACAGCAGGTTCCAGCCGGACTTACCGTCCACGACAACCGTCGTGGAGATGCTGCCAAGCCCAAGCTTGAGCGTGCCGGTTGCCAAGTCATCCTCGGCGTTGTACGCGATCGCCTCGTAGTACGGGAAGCGCGCATCGAGCGGCTGGCGTAGTGCGTTCAGCTGCTGCGACACGATACAGTTGTCCTTGACCCGCAGCGAGCGATGGGTCGTTTCGCCGGGGACGCCGATGTAGTACGTGCTCTCGTCGAACACGAAGTTGGTGGAGTCGACCGTGATGTTGGGCGTCCATCCCGTGATGGCGGTCGGCGCAGCCGCTGTGCCTGCCAGCTGGGTGAAGCTCGGGTTCTTCACCAGACTGTCGCGCATAGAGCGGCCGGAGATGCGCTCGTTGAAGCCCGACCCGCTCAATCGGAGCGCATCCCGGCCACGGTTTTGGCCGCGGAACTCCCAAACTTCCTCTCCCTCGACGGCCCTGCTGTACTTGTCGTTGAGGCATTCGATCGTCGTCGTCTCGGACGGGAACATCGCCTCGAGCTCGTAGCCGTTCTCATCGACGATCAGGCGTCGCACGGTCCCGTTGCCGTTGTTCGCATTGCCGTCGAGACGCAGCGCTGTCGGCGCCACGTCGTGCGTGATCTGGCGCGATGAGATGTACGTGCCCTGGATGATCATGTCGTCGTAGATGCGATCGAGGATCGCTCGCGGGTCCGTCTCGGTCGCGTCGATGATGTCGCCGTACTCGCGGATGAGCGGCGCCAGCACGGTGGCCGCCTGGCGCACGATGGAGTCGAGCGAGGCTCGCAGTTGGGCGATCTGGCCGCTCGCCTCGGGGACGTAGTCGTTCTTCAAGTTCTGCAGGAACGTCTGCTCGAGCGTCAACCAGTTGGGGCTGTTGCTGATCGCGTAGTTGAGCGCGCTGTCGAGCGCGCTGATCGCGTAGGCGATCTGCTGCTGGATCTCGCTCCTGTTGGCTACGGCGTTGGCCATGCGGCCATCCTCTCGTTAGCCCGCGGCGCGCTCCTTCTTCCTCGAGCCGACGTCGATGCCGACGTCGATGGCGGCACGCGGTGCGTCGTCGTCGCGGAAGCTCGGAACGTCGCTGAGATCATCGGCGACGACCTTCAGGCCGATCCACTGCGCCAGCGGCGTGTCGTCCGGGTATTCCCGATACTGCATGCGATGGCCGGAGCGCAGCACGATCTTGTAGCTGGTGCCGCGCTTGCGCACGACGCGGTTTTCGATGCCGGCCAGAACGGCGCGTAGTTGGGCCTCGTTGAGATGGACGACCATGCCGATACGATGCCGCCGCGGCTTGCTCTCCTTGCCCTGCTCGTCGACAACCTCGGGCCGGAAGGTGGCCTTCTGGAAGCAGACGCCGCCGACGGTGACATAATCCATCGGGCAGGCTGGATCGAGATAGGCGTGGTAGTACTTCTCTTTTGCTGTCTTGGGGTCGATCATGGAGGGTCGGGCTCCTTGATTGCGGCACGGCGGCGGTCGCTCACACGACCGCCGCCTGCCTGGGGAAGAGGGATCAGTTGTTGACCTTGACGATGCCGTAGGGCAGGAACACGCCGTATCCGTTCCGGTCGGTCCAGAGCAGCTCGTAGACCAGCGTGTGCCGGGCATGGTCGGAGCCGGCGAAGTCGCCCTTGAGCTCCATCACGGGCTCGCGCGCTTGCTGGAACATCGGCTTCTTCTTGCAGCCCTTCAGACAGACGAAGAAGTCGTTGTCCGTGATGTTGTGCGTCGCCCACAGCTCGGCGCCGCGGAAGCGCTTCAGCACGTTGTCGATTGCGGCGGCGGCGACGTTCTCGCTACCGGCGGCGTTGAGGATCACCTCGGCGGCCAGGTCGGACCCGATGGCCTTCTCGAAGACCTGCCGATTACCGTAGCCGCAAAGGATCCCGACGCCCTGGTCGACGATGCTGTCGGGCCAGAGCTGGCGGCCTTCGCCGTCGAGCATCTGGCTGAACTGGTTGATCGCGCTGTAGATGTCGGACTGGACATCCGCGACCGTCGCCACGCCGTTGCCGGTCAGGAGGTTGCCGTTGGCGACCCCGAAGCGGTTGCTGCCGGCGCCGTCGGTCGTCGCGAAGAGAGCCGCGCCGTCGGGAGCGTTCGGAACGCTCTCGAGCAGGTCCGCGTCGGTGCTGCCGGTGAGGATCTGAAAGCCGACCCGCTCGGGGATCAGCTGGAAGCCCTCGCCGTAGCTGCGGGCGTCGCCGGCCAGGTTGCCGGTCTGATCGTCCTGCATGTCGTCGTAGTGCCACTGGCAGCCGATCCCCCAGCGGGTGTTCGCGACCTCGAACACCTTCTGCGCGGTGCCCTGGACGGGGATCGGGTTGCCCTTGTCGACCCGCACGGGTTGCGGGTTGGCCAGGCGGTAGGCATAGATCTCCTTCGCCTTGTCGCTGGGCAGGCCCAGATCCATGAACCAGCCCAGTCGCGGGTCGATGGTCTTGCGGGCCTGCTCGTAGGCGTCGTAGAAGTTGGTGCGCAGCTCGCGATAGAGCGCTTCTGCTGCGAGGCTGATCGTGCTGATCATGGTCTGCTCCTTGTCGTCTTTCGCTTGCTGCGCGTCATGTCAGGCGCCGAGCGTCAGCGCGATCTCGGCGTACAAATCGAACGCTCCGGCGGTCATCGAGACGGTGGACGATGCCTCGATATCGATGCTGTCGCCCTCGTGAAACTCCTCCGCACCATCCGCGGTGACGGCCGTCCCCGCCTTCTTTGCGGCGACCGCATCGCCGGTTGCCACGGTGACCACGCCACCGGTGATGTTGGTGCCGCCGATCTCGACGTTCAGCGCGGTCGTTCCGCCCGAACCGGTGGGTGCGGTCGTGATGTGCGCGAACGTGCTCAGGATCTTGCCGTGGAACGGGGCCGGGAATGCTGTGCGGATGTCGCCGTCCGCGATCGCCGCGCACTCGTAGTGCCCCAGGTGCAGCACGGTCTGGCCGCACCCGCCGAGCATGATGCTGATGAGCGTCCACAGCGGGAAGATCAGCACGTCGCACTCGGTGCTGGATCGCCAGTCGAGGACCATCCCGAACGGGATGCCCTTCGTGGGCCGCGTCAGGGTCAGCACGGTGTCGTCGCTGATGTACACGACCTTCCCGCGGTCGGTGATCGCCGAGGCGCCGGTGACGTTCTGCCGGATCACGTAGGCGCCCAGGCCCGTGTAGGCCTCGGGGATCGTCGGGGTCTCGCTGGTGTCGCCGACCTCGGTGTCGCCACCGAGCGAGAAGCTCGCGAGGCCTCCGAGCGGAATCTCACCATCCGCGCCGGTGTAGCCGCGCAGATAGCCATTGAGGCTGGCCGCGTCGGGCCCGACGAGCGCGACGAACGCATTCTGGTACATGGTGACGCTGTTGGCGATGTCCTGCGCGTAGCTGTCAGCTGCGAGGACTTTCGGGAATCGGGCGGCGCTGAGTGCCATTGTTGCCTCCTATCGGGCGGCTGTGTCTAACCTTGGTGGCGGACCGACCTCAGGCCGCGCCCTTGTCCTTGTCCTCGAACGCGAACTGCTCGGTCACGTACTGCTCCTCGGTCTTGCGCCGGCGCATCGCGCTGGGCAGTTGCTTGTACAGCCGCCGGAAGTGCGCGAGGTTGTCGCGGCCCTGGTACTTCTGCGTCCAGTCCGGGTTGCTCGCGCCGGACTGCTCGCCGGTGAAGTGCTTGGGCGGAGCCGGCGTCGCGAACTGCTTGGCGGCCGCGACATAGGCCTTCATGCCGGCCTCGTCTCCGGCGGCGGCGTACTGGCGCAGCGTCGGCTGGCTCAGCTCGAGCGGGTGGCCGATCTTGGCGAGGGCCTGGGCGTGCTTGTCGGCTTCCGCGGTCAGCTTCTCGCGCTTCTCGCGCCGCTGGCGGTCGGCAGTGCTCTGCGCCATGAACGCGCGGAACTCGGCGATCTCCTTGCGCACCGCCTCGGGGATGGCCTGCTCAGACGGCGCGGTGGCCGATGCTCCGAAGCTGAGCTGCATCGTCGGCTGCTTGGGCGCGGGCTCGGCGGCGCCGCCGGCCAGCGACTTGAGCAGGTCGATGATCGCGTCGAGCTTGCTGGCCAGCACGTCGTTGGTGATCTCACCCTCGACGCCCTCGCCGTCGTCCATGCCGCCCTCGTCGGGAGCCGCCGGTGCGTCCATGTACATCTCGTCCTTCTTCTTTTCCTCGTCGGCCATTCTGATTCCTCCCTCGAATCGATAGAGCATGGAGCGTCGGCGTTTCCCGCCCGACGTCGCGGAGTAGCTTGCTACGAGCGGGCGCGAGTCGTTGCGCGCCCTCAGTTGGATCGGCTGTGACGGCTGGGGCGTCTCGGTGGCGATGGTGAGCAATGGGAACCGGAAGTAGGGCACCTCGTGATCGAGCAGCGCCAGGCTGTCAATCTCCGGCCGGTCCTCGAGAATCTCCACGCTGCGGTAGGGTAGCCGTCCGTCGCGGATCTCCTCGTAGATCCAGCTCGGGATCCGCAGGAGATCGGCCATGACGACCGTGAGCGGTTTGCCCTCGTAGGTGATTCGCTGCAGACCCTTGAGCATGAAGTGGCCGGCTGACTCCGCGCTTTGCATGCTGCTGTGGTGTCGCACGTGGAGCGGCGGCAGGTAGCCGTCCTGCGTCCAGCGGTCCTGCGCGGCCTTGACGGCCGATTCCAGCCATTGCCGGTCAACGACGAACGGCTCTTCGCCCTCGTACATGCGGACGTGCTCGCCGAAGATAGGGACGTCCAGCACGTTCCAGGTGCCGTCGCTGTTCTGCTCTGCTCGGTAGCCGCCACCGTACATGGTAGGTCCTCAGATGACCGGTGGCACGTCATCCGCGGTATACATGGCGGCTCAGACAGCTGTCAACTATATGGTGCCGCCATAGTGCACGAAATCGGGCCGTCCATGCCCAAATCCGTGGTCGGGAAAATCTGAGGGAATTTTCTTGCTTCCGCCGGGGACGACCTTCATTCGCTGGTCGAAGATCGTGACGATCTCGATGTCGCAGCGGCAGTTGTACCCGGCGGGCGGGGCGACTCGATGCCAGACGGGATCATCGGCGGGCGCCGTGAAGCCGTCCATGGCCTTGTGGCTCGGGCGGGTGTCTGAATCGCCAACGGCCGTGTAGCGGAGCCCGCGCACAACATCGGCGACCTCTGGGTCTGCCAACTGGCGCATGCGGCCGGCACTGTAGGCCGTGGCGACGTTGGTCCGATAGACGGTGTCGGCGTAGGAGCGGCTCCAGTCGCCCATCTGCTCGATCAGTTCGACGTGGGACAAGTCGCCAAACGGACGGTCGGCGGTGGGCTTGAACGGGACGGTGGTCTTCTGTCCGCAGGAAGAACACACCACCTCGAACAACTCGCGACTCCCGCCGGCGTCCATTCCCCCGCCAGGCCCGCTCGACCGCTTGGTGGCTTTGCAGGCCTTGCATCGCTTTGGGGCGTTCTGGAAGCCCTTTTGCGCGTAGAACTCCTGCTCTCCTGCGGTGAAGACGAAGGTCTGGCCACAGTCCACACAGTTCAACGTCTTGTCCTGGAACGACATGCGACATCCTCCCTGAGTGAGCGATCCTTTTGCTGCGCCTACGGTCCGC